GTATCAGCCATAGCCCCCCCCCTGATCGATAAATATATTAGGGTAAAAGCTAGACCGGATGGCATCCCCTTTTTTGATTTACATCAAAAATTTGACTTTTTTCAAAAATTCATCTGAAATGCGATAAGGGGGCGAGAATATGAACGAAGTAAAAGCAGAATATGAAAGAATTAAGGCCCTTTTTGACGGATCGGATGACCATATGCTGCAACTGTTGGATGGCTCTTTCATTGAAGCGGCCCGGTTACGAGTAGAGTTAAATAGGCTTCATGCTGTAGTGCAAGAAACGGGACTCATTAAGATCAATCCGGACAATCCACGCATGCAGAAAGAACTTCCCGTGTCCCGGATGCTGCCAAAAGTCCGGGCAAATTATGCGAACCTGATCTTTAAATTAGCGGCTATATTAGGGAAGAATGTGGTGGATGAAGAGGATGGGCTAGGAGAATATGAATAGTTATATTCAAGAATATTGGGACGGCATCCAATCCGGAAAATATATTGTTGGCTATTTAGTCCGACTGCAGATGCAAAAATTAATTGAAGAATTGCAGGACTCCCAGATTAAAAAAGATTTTGACTTGTCGAATAAACGAATCCAATTCATTGAAGCCGAGTGTCGGCATGCGCAGGCCCCATTTGCTGGCAAGCCGTTTCATCTGGAACTCTTTCAAAAAGCAATCATTGAAGCCATATATGCGATGCAAATATGGAACGACGAACTGAAACGGTATGTGCGTAAGTATCAACGGGTGCTGCTGGTTATCGGGCGTAAAAACGGAAAAAGTCCCTATGCGTCTGCGATCAGTCTGTCCGAATGGGTATGCGGTGAAATGGGTACGAATATTTTGTTTGGCAGTAATGATTATGAGCAAGCGGGTATTTTGTTTGATGGCACAAATGATATGCGCGAAGAATCGCCAAAATTAGCGCGATGTACCCGTAAAAATCAAAAAGGGATCTTTTGGGGAAATAAGAAACGCAAGATTAAACGTGGCAAATTTTCATCGCAAAACAAAGGCTCTATCAAAAAGATATCCGCTAAAACGGGAGCCAAGGAAGGTAAAAACATTAAGGTGGGCGTCGTCGATGAAGTTCATGAAATGAAAGATAATTCATTGGTCATGCCAATTCGGCAGGCATTATCTACGCAGGATGAGCCGCTGTATATCGAAATCACAACGGAAGGTTTTACAGATGGCGGCTATTTGGATAGTGAAATGGAAGAAGCACATAAGGTATTGCTGGGCGAAGTAGATGACCCACAATGGCTTATTTTTTTATATCAGCAGGACAGTGAGGAAGAGATATGGCAGGATGAACAATCCTGGTATAAATCGAATCCGGGATTGGGCGTCATTAAGAAGTGGTCTTTTCTGCGACAGATGGTGGAGGAAGCGCGGACCAACGCAGGGACACGGGCGTTTGTGTTAGCCAAGGATTTTAATATTAAGCAGAATAGCGCAGCCGCATGGCTTGATCTTGCTACGGTAGAAAATCCAGCTACGTTTGATATTAAATCGTTACGGGGGATGTATTATATTGGGTCACTCGATTTTGCGGAAACGACAGATTTATGCAATGCCAAGGCCATGTTTATCAATCCTATTACGCAGGAAAAGAAAACGTTGACCATGTATTTTATCCCGGAAACGAAAGCGGATGCGATATTGGAAGAAGATATGAATACCTTGAATCCGGAAAAAAAGGACTATCGCGAATGGGCTAAAAATGGACTCTGCACGGTTTGCCAGGGGACAGAAGTAGATGCATCCGCAGTTGCAGGATGGTTTATTTCGCTATATACGGCATACAAAATGAAGCCCTTTAAGATTGGATATGATAATTGGCACTCTCAGGATTTCAAACGACAAATTGCGGATTATTTTGGAGAAGACATTTTGGAGCGTATTGGAATGGACTTTAACAGCCTGTCGAATCCCATGAATATTTTAGAAAGTGATCTGAAATACAAAAAGATAAATTACAATAATCATCCGATTGATCGTTGGTGTCTGATGAATACCGCTATTAAGACCAATAATATCGGACAGATCATGCCGATCAAGAAATATGGGCAAAGTAAAAATAGGATCGATGGGACACTGGGATTTATTATTGGTGAGGCGACATATTGGCGATATAAGACCGAATATAACGCATTACAGGAAGCGGGGTAAGCCGGTGTTTAATTATTTAAAGCAAATATTTGCGAATTATCAGAATAAAAAAACATATACACGACTTGTCTCACTGCTCAATGATGGGACGGCGTTATTTTCGGCCTTTGGGCAGGATGTATATATGAGTGATCATGTCAATAACTGTATCGATCGGATTGCAACGGAAATTAGTAAGATGAGTGTGCTGTCCGTCGTAGATGGCGCCAACAGTGTAAAGCGGCAAAATGATGAGATCACACGGTTATTTAAATTCAAGCCGAATCCCTTACAAACAACAAAAGATTTTTTGGCATGTTGCGCTTGGCTGCGGCTTAAAGATTGTAACTGCTTTATTTATCCGCAATATAATGTGATGACAGATAGCCAAGGGAATCCATTCCGCTTTTATACCGCTTTTTGGCCATTGGCCCCTACTCGTATCGAGATTGGTGTAGATGATAGCGGAAGTATATGGGAAATTCATTTCTATTGGCGTGATGGGTCAGACGATATCGTACCCTATGCAGATATTGCTCATCTTCGGTGGCGCCGCGGGAAAAATACAATTATTGGCGGTGGCAATGATTTTGGCATGCCGGATGTACGGGAATTGTCGGCATCCATTACTGCTTTGGGACAAATATTGGATACGGTACCGAAGGCATTGCAATCCAGCCTAAAAATTAATGGGATCTACCATGCGAAAACTGTTATTGGGATAGATGCATTAAACCAGGCAAGACAAAATTTTGAAGATCACATTAGTAGCAGTCATACCGGTATTGTGGCAACTGATTTGCCGGGAGAGTTTATGCCCGTTACAATGAGCCAGCCACACATTGATGATACAGTTATGATGTTTTTGAAATCCATTGTGCGAGAGCGGTATGGTATTTCAGAAGCGATGATGACCGGTGATTACACCGCAGATCAGCATAGCGCTTTTTATCAAACATGTCTGGAAGATTTTGCTACAGAATTTGAACAGGCCATGTCCGCTTGCTTATTCACTCAACGGGAACAGGATGTGGGGCATCATTTACGGTGCTACCTCAGTCGGACCGAATTTATGAATACGCAGCAAAAAATCGAACTGGCTACGTTAGGAACGAATACAGGACTGTTTACTTTTAACCAGATCTTAGACATGTTTGGATATGAGCCGCAGCCAGATGGAGATCGTAAGATACAATCCTTGAATTATGCCAGTACAGAAATTGTGGATGGGTATCAGCTGAATATGGCAAAAGGTACTAAAGGAATGCCGAAAGGAGAAGAAAAAAATGGGGAATAAAAATAGTAAAATTGATACAGCAAAAATAGTTACCCGGTGTTTCGCTGTCCGAGACTTCAGGGCCGCATCTGCTATTAGCGCAAAGGGTGACGATGAGGATTCAGATGAGAGAGAATTATCTGGGCATGCGGCTGTATTCGATTCTGTAACATCTATCGGTGGGTGGTGGAATGAAATTATCGCCAGAGGGGCGTTTGACACCTGCGATTTTGACGACGTGTTGTTTTTTGTGAATCATATGCAAAATAAAATTCCATTGGCTCGCAGTCGTCGGAATAATGGAAATAGTACGATGCAATTATCAATTGATGATGTCGGGCTTTTCATGAATGCGCGGATTGATACGACGAATAACAATGAAGCATCCGCTTTGTATTCTGCGATTAATAGAGGGGATATATCGGGTATGAGCTTTTGCTTTTGTGTATCCGATGATAGTTGGACAGGATTGGATACCGATACACCGACGCGCACGATTAATGCTATTTCAAAAGTGTTTGAAGTGTCGGCTGTAAATGAGCCGGCATATGATTTAACGGATATTTCCGCTCGTGACAAACAAGCATTGGAGAATGCCAAACAGGCGTTGGAGAACGTCCGGTCACAGGAATTGGAGAATTCTAAACGGGCGAAGGAAATAAATATGCTAAAAATTAAAAATAAAATTTTAGGAGGAATATAAGAATGGAAATGAGAAAACAGTTAGAAAAAATGTTGAAAGCAAAAGAGGAAGCGCGACAGGCATTGGTTAACCAATCTGAAAAATCTGAAAATGTGGAAGAATTGCGCTCGTTGCAGGAACAAATTGAAACTTCAAATGCCGAAATTGCCGAGCTTCGTACCATGATTGCCAATTGCGATCAGCCGGCTCTGACAGCAGAACCCCCAGCAGGTGAACCTCAGAATATATCAGATGGTAATGACCCAAATCAACGTTCTAAGACAGCTCAGCAGGTGATGAATCAGCCAAATAATCAGCCGCAGAATCGTAGCTATGTTCCTGGAAAAGGATTTCATGTGGCGGGCGAGGGGAAGCAGGAAGAAGACCGTGAAAAGGCTGAAAAAGAAGCAATGGAAAAACGAGGAACCAATCTTCGAGAAGGACGTTCTGTAACGGTGGCTAGTTCTAACATCGTAGTCCCTTCTCACTTCGGATCCACCGTGAACGGAACTTTCCAGCAAGTATCCAGCCTTGTCGACAGCGTGGATGTTATGCCGTTACAGGGGGGTGAGTCCTATCGGCAGCCGTATGAAATAGATACGCCTGCAGGTGGATATAATGCGGAAGGAGATGGAACTGCAAAAGTTTATACCGATGCAGATAAAACATATGGGTATGCGGACATTACAAAATCTAAAATAACAGCATACAGCGAAATCACAAATGAAGTATTAAAATTGCCAGCTGCCAATTACGCAGATCTGACATTGCAGGGAATCACAAAATCCGTACGCAGAAGACTGGGAAAAGAAATCATGATTGGTGATGGGTCTACCGGTCATATTATTGGCATTTTCTCTAATAAGGCAACGGCGATTGATGCGGCAAAAGACGTTTCATTCTCCACGATTGATAATGAAACCCTTGATGCTGTCGTGTTCGGGTATGGCGGTGATGAAGCTGTCGAGGGGCAGGCCGTTTTAATCCTGAATAAAAAGGATTTGGCAGCATTTGCACGTCTGCGCACTGCAGATGGGAAGAAATACCACAATATCGTCACCAACGGTGGGTATGGTACGATTGACGGATATCCATTCATTATCAATTCCGCATGCGGGGCTATTGCCGACAGTGGGACGACTTCCGGAGCATACTGCATGGCTTTTGGTTATTTAAAGAATTATCAGCTGGCCGTATTCAGTCAGTTGGATGTAGAACGGTCTACGGATTATAAATTTAAAGAAGGTATGATTGCGCATCGCGGAGAGGTCTATATTGGGGGCAACGTGGTTGCTTATAATGGATTTTTGCGGGTAAAAAAATCGTAACGGCGGTAAGTCCTGAAACGGCAACGGTCAGCATAGCAGCTGCAGCTGACCTTGCATTTACCGTCGCGGCAGCTACAGGGGTAACAGTAAAAACGATAACGAACGCCTCTGCGACTGTCAATGGCAGCAACTATACGTATGCGGCAGGAATACTTACACTGAAATCAGCATATTTGGCCAGTCAAACTGCTGGAACAAAGACATTTACAGTTATTATGAGTGATGGGACGACGGCGACCTTTACGGTTACTGTCACGGCATAAGTAAAAAAAGGAAGCAGGGCCATTTGTGGTCCTGCTTTTTTGTAAAAGGAGGCGTTCTTTATGGCAACGGCCACATTGGATGCGGCTGCTTTAGCCCAATTGCTGCATATTGATTCTGAAGAAGAAACGGCAAACGCCGTCATATATCAAAGTACAGCG